AAGTCCGATTCTACCGCTAAGCTGCTGGGGTGCTCTATGGAGGATTTCAAAAAACACATAGAGAGTCAGTTCACAGATGGCATGAGTTTTGATAACTATGGAGAGTGGCATCTGGATCACATTATGCCCTGTTGTTCATTTGATATGAGAAACGCCGATCAACAGCGAAAGTGTTTTCACTTCACAAACATTCAACCATTGTGGGCTAAGGAAAATTTGTCGAAAGGGGGAAGGGTTTTTTATGAGTGACTTTCAGGTACACAGCGAGGAAGAGACTAAGTATTGGGACGATTTCGTCAATGGAAATCCGCTGGAGAAACATGGAACCACCCAGACCGTGAAGTCTTGGTTCATGAGTGACCTAGAAGTGAAATACAGATTCAAGCGACAGGACAACTAAATGACACAAACCATTCTGAATAGGGTTGCTAATGACCCCATGAAGCAACCTCTGTTTCTAGGGGATGATCTATCCATACAACGATATGATGTCTTCAAATATCCAGTGTTCTTCGACCTATACAAGAAGCAACTGGAGTTCTTCTGGAGACCCGAAGAGATTGAGCTAAAGAAGGATCGCAGCGACTTCAAGGACGACAAGACCATGTCCGAGAATGAGCGTTTCATCTTCACCTCCAACCTCAAATATCAGACAGTGATGGACTCCGTAATTTGCCGTGGAGTCCCCCTAATCCAACAACACGTATCCAACCCCGAGCTGGAAGCATGTTTGAACGTATGGCAGTTCTTTGAGCAGGTACACAGCTACTCCTATACGTACATCATCAAGAACGTGTACGCTGACCCCACCGCTGTCCTTGACTCTTGTCTGACTGACCAAGAAATTGTGAAGCGAGCAGAAGTCGCCGTAAAGGAATATGATGCCCTACTTGAAACGCCTCACAGCGTTAAGGCTCTCAAGAAGCAGATATACCTCACCCTCATTAGTATTAACATTCTAGAAGCTGTGCGATTCTATGTGTCATTCATCTGTGCCTTTGCATTCGCAGAGAACAAAAAGATGGTTGGTAATGCAGACATTGTGAAGCTCATTAAACGCGACGAAGCTCTGCACCTCTACAACACTCAAGAGATACTGAAAATCTTGAGAAATGTAGACGAAGAAGGTTTTAAGGAGATTGCCGATGAGTGCGAGGATGAAGCCTGCAATATGTTCGAATCAGCAGCTAGAGAAGAAAAGGCGTGGGGAGAGTATTTGTTTCAGAACGGGTCTATTATTGGTCTTAACGAAACAATCATGTCACAATACATTGACTGGCTCTGCCATTCTAGACGTAAGGCTATTGGACTCCCATACGAGACTGGATTCAGAAATCCAATCGCAGGTTGGACGGAACCTTGGATGAACTCGGAAGCGGTGCAAGTAGCACCACAGGAACACGAGATTACAAGTTACAAAATCGGAGCGAGCAACAACGACGTGGAAGACATGTCTTTTGATGGCATTCTATAAGAAAGTAGGACAATGACAGGAATACAACCAAACGTAGAAATTTTACCAATGGGCGAAGGGTTAGTGTCAAACTTTAGTTTCGCACCAATGAACACAATGCAGTGGCAAACACCCTCTGTTGGTGTTAAGAAGCTTGGAGATGATGCGATTATTCCAACAAGAGCCAAAGAGGGTGATGCTGGATATGATCTGTATGCCGCAGAGGCAGTAACCATAATGCCGGGTGAAAGAAAGCTGGTAAGTACACAGGTGGCGTTTGAAATTCCACCGGGATATGTGGGACTCATTTGGCCGAGGTCATCCATGTCTACTAAACAAGGGGTGGACGTGCTGGCTGGAGTAATAGATTCAGGATATCGAGGTGAAGTAGGGGCGTGTCTGCTAAACACCAATCCATGCGTAACCACTTCGGAAAACTCACACTCATTTAATTACGACGACGCAATTCGAATAGAAAAGGGCGATAGAATCGCTCAAATTCTCATCCAAAATATTGCTGGTTTAGAGCTAAAAGAAGTCGAAGACCTTTCTGACTCAGAGAGAGGAGACGGAGGCTTTGGTAGCACTGGCAAATAACAGGAGCCACAATGAAAAAACGTAAGCAGACAAGGAAAGAAACACCTAAAGTACAACCTCTCGAAGCGAGAACTGATAATCAACGTGATTACATCAGAGCCGTCGCTGAAAATGATGTAGTACTATGCTCTGGACCCGCTGGTTCTGGAAAATCTTTTATCGCAGCTGGCTTATCTGCACAGCACCTTCATCACAACAGCATATCTCAAATTGTCATTACTAGACCACTTGTGTGTGCTGGTAGAGACATCGGCTCTCTGCCGGGTGAAGTAAATGAAAAGATCAGTCCATACCTAGCTCCAATGGAGAAGAATTTCAGGTACTTCTTCGGTAGAGGATTCTATGGTCATTATTTCAATGATGGTAAGATTCTATACAAGCCGCTAGAGCTGATGCGTGGAGACACCTTTGATGATACGTACATGATTCTTGACGAAGCTCAAAACTGCACACAGGAGCAAATCAAGATGTTTATTACGAGGATTGGGGAGAACTCTAAGGTTCTGATCAATGGCGATGTTAGACAGTCTGACATCGGTAACAAGTCAGGATTGCAGAAGAGTATGGACCAGCTGCGTGAGGTAGAGGGAGTGGGCGTCGTTGGACTAACTCACTCGGATATACAGAGAAATGGGATTATTGGCAGAGTACTAGCGGCGATGGAGGAATAGATGCCACACTACGACTACGAATGTGAAGAGTGCAGTCATGAAGTGCATGACGTAAAGCAGTCTATGAATGACGAGCCTCTGGTGGAATGCCCTGAATGTGGGAAGGATGGACTTTTTCGCGTAATATCGGGTGGTGCTGGGGTAATGATCCAGAACATCACCACGGTTGGTCAGCAAGCAGACTTTAATGGAAAGAAGTACAAGACTCAGCTTGAAGAAGCCGCGTGTAGGAAACGGGAATCGGAACCGAAGAAAGAAGTACCGCTACATCATGATCCGAAACTTGGGGGAGCTTCTCCACAAGAGATCAACAAGATGTCGCAGAATCAGAAAACCCGTTACATAATGGAAGGTAGAAAATGAAATTCGTCAATGAGGGAACTTTTGTTGAAGACAAGAAACAGATTGTCATCAAACTGAATAGAAATGGTCAGCAAGTAGAGTCTGACAAAGAGAAGGTCTTCGCAAAAGCAGTAGTGGGAGGTGGAAAGACTCTCTACTACGCAAAGTTTTACGCGGGAATCCTATATGACCCACTAGGAGCACACAGCAACAGAGAATATTGGGTTGATAGTAAGTTCCGAAGCGTTGATAAGAACACGTATGATTTCTATACGATGTATCTACAAACTAACAATCAAGTTTACCTATCTAGAGCACAAAGGGGAGCGATCAATGAGTAGAAGTGGACCACTGAGCAAGACTGAGAAATTTTACCTCGACAGCAAGTACAAGGACATCAGCCTAGAGCAGTTGTGCAAGGACTTGGACCGTGGCAAGAAGCAGATTACTAAGTACATTGACGAGGTTGCTAAGATCAACAACCCTCCTCATATTGCTAATTCGCTTTCAGCAATGGGCAACAACGGGCAGGGAGCTATCGTGCTGACACAGGCAGCAGAAGAGATGGCAGAACAGGTCAATCAGACCAAAGCGGACTCTAGAGCGGCTTCTAGATACAAAACCCGAGTGTTTACTCCAAAGAAGGCTGCTACGAATGACTAAGTGGCTTGACTGTTACAGGTCAAACAAAGATGCGACGTGGATTAAGTGTCAGACTCTCGATGGAGAATGGCACTATTTCCATGATCACAAAGTGTGGTTGGGGCTAAAGAAAGCTGGTGTTGGAGTTAAAACGCTCCAGCTCCAGTTCCGCTCTCACATTGTAGATATACCCCTTGAGGATTGCGATGGAGTATACCTAGTTAAGGCACTCGTTGGTATCACAGACGTGTTTACTAGAGACTGCCTAACAGTTGGATTGGTACGTGGCAACGAAGTGTCAAAAAGCAGATACTCACTACCAGAATTAGTACTTGAAGATAGCTCAATTGACCCAATTAGCAAATGTTTTGCAGAGGCTATTATCTATGAAGAAGAGGAAAAGAACAGAGAAGAGTAAGTACAAGCACAAGTCTACTGGAGACTATTGCACATGTGCTGCTTATGTGGCAGAAATACTATGTACTAACAACGCTCAAAATCAGAATATAGGGTCGCTTCCCTATAAGTTCTGGAACGTTAAACCTTGGGACTGGACTTTCAAAAAGCAGGTAATACTGGCTAGGAAGTTCATCAAAAAATTCTCCGAAGAAGCTCTTGTCAAAGCAGTGTCTTCACCGGAGTTCTCTCGCACCTTTTCTCTGAACAGCCCTCGTGCTGAGGGGATAGTGCGTAAGTATCATGAAATCATTAAGGCTCAACAAGAGAAAGAAACACAAGAGCTGAACGTAATAGAAAACGCCAAAACATCAAAAAAGAAGTTTGGTAAGAAAAGTGGTCTCAACAAATTAAGGGAGATTGAGAAACGTGGCAAAAGCAAAAACAGCACCGAAGAAAAAGAAGACAGCAAAAAAGAAGGTTGAAAAGTTCACAGACGATGATGTTAGCAACAGAGTGTGCTCTCAATACGGAGACATTGTTGAGTCTGGAGACAAGGTTCTAGACGACCTTACCGACCTGCAAGTGATTGGCTTCTCTCCGGCTTTGGACGCCGCTCTAGGTGGTGGATTACGTGAGGGCAGCTGTGTCATCATGTCTGGAGACCCAAAGACAGGCAAGACTGTGTCTTCTCTTCACTTCGCCTCTAAGTGCCAAAAGCTAGGAAAACCCATTGTGTACTTAAACACTGAGGGACGTCTAGTGAAAGAGAACTTCCACGGCATCAAGGGGTTGGCTCCAAAACAGATGAAGATCGTACAGACGACAGCAGCAAAGCCGTTGATCAGTGCGGAAGACTACCTCAATACTTTGGAGACATACATTAAGTCTGAGCCGGGCATAGTGGCTATTGTGGACTCTGTTTCCAGTATGCTTCCCAAAGCTGAACTAGAGGGTGAAATTAGAGCTGGAGTCAGAAACAACCTACCAAGACTCTTGGCTATGTTCTTGAAGCGTATTAGCGGCGATGTGACACGAAACAAAGCTATTGTGATCTTCATCCTTCACAACATCGCGAACACTGGCGGGAGCATGTTCGCTGCTAAGAAGATGGCTGACTCTGGTAACATGGTTCAATACCAAGCTGGAACCAACATGGTTATCACCCACCGTGGCAAGTGGGTTAAGGGAGGAAAAGCGAAGAACGACGATGATGGCGATAGCGGAGAACACATCGGTCAGGTTGCCAACTGGAAGATTATTACCTCTGCCGCTGGCGGTATTCCCAACAGCTTGGCAGCTAGCTACATTCGTTATGGAATTGGCATCGACGAAGCCAAAGAAATAGCGGACATTGCCAGAGAGCTTACGCTCATCAAGGTTGCTGGCTCTTGGTTTACTATTATGGCTGCGGTCAACGATGTAGAAGACCCAAGGGTTAAGGCAGTGTTGGAAAGAAACGAAGTGGACGCCACCGACAAGGAAGCAGTAGAGAAGTTCTTTAGGACGCAGGGCGACGACACACTAATGGAGCTTATCAATGACAATCCTGAGTTGGTTGAGTTTCTACAAGAGAAGGTGGAGGAATTGTTTTGAAAGTATGGGGTTTGAACGATAGGGAATACAACATTAATCTCGACAGATATACCGTCGCACATAATGACAGTAGACCCAGATCGCAATTTCACCTTAGAGCCAGAGACATACTCAACAGGAAGTATGCTGGATATCTGATATATGAGGAAGTCAAGTTACCGGGATCAAGAAACCCCGCACTCAAATCCGCCCTGTTTCTTGATTTTCTCATTCCCAGACTGGACATAGCGGTAGAGGTTCACGGACAACAGCACTATGAGTACAACACGTACTTTCACAAAGACAAAGCGGGCTGGAGAGCACACCTGAAACGCGACTCACTAAAGCAACAATGGTGTGAGCTAAACGCCCTCAATCTATATGTATTCAAATACTCGGACACAGACGAAGAGTGGGAGAGTCAACTTGACTGAACAAGAAATAGGACCAACAGCTAAGGAGCGACTAGAGTCGTTCTTGAGTAGGATTGATGATTACTTGACACTGAAAAATGTCCAGCCGTCAGATATGACAGAAAACATTGAAGCAGCGTTGGAGATTGACAGCTACACATATGAGGAAACACTTGAACTCACGCAGGAGCAGTGTTTCTCATGTGCCTACTCTCTCTACCAATACTGCGATAATGTGTTGTCTGAGATGAACAAACAAGCTATGGTATGTAACTGGTGTTCCAGTGCGTTGAACATCATGGTGTCGAGAGAAAGAGACGAGTTCTACACGTCCAGCTACAACCGCATGGACATGAAAATAGCCCGCCTAGCAGTGGACAACGAGGTTGTTTACAAGGTGAGGGAGTGGCTGAGAACAGCGGAAGCCAGAAGAGATGCGTTAAAACACAAAGAGCACCTATTGAAAAAGAAGGCGGATTGCCTAATGGAGAAAGGAAAAAGATACTAATGTCAGACCCATTTATGGACTCATTGAGTGCAGAACAGAAGAGGGCGTTAATTGCAAAACTAATGTCTGAGCTGGGCGACGATACTCCTGATATACAGCCCCCACGAGCACCTGTGCAGAGTATCCCAGAACCAAAGAAAACAGTAGTAACGGTGAATGACGATTTCACTGTCAACAGAGAGAATGGGGTGAGCGGAGGAACTCTGAAGACTCCCATCAAAGCACAGAAGAACACTTGGGTGGACGACGAGCTGGAGCACACAGACGTGAAGACACCCGTCGTGGAGAAGACAAAGAAGAGACCTCCTGCTCAGATAGTAGAGGTTGAGTGCTCTGGGTGTAATAAACGTTTCAAAGTTAGCAGTACAGTAGTTTATGGGGAGTACCACAGGTGTGACAGATGTGCAGGAACGAGACGATAAGTTATCGGACATTGAGTCTGAGAACGCAATACTAACAGCGATGTTTGAACACGGAGTGGATGCTTATGTAGAGCTTTGTGATGTTATAGACTGCGAAACCTTTTCAAGTAAGAGAAACAAATTCCTATACAGGGCTTTGGAGAAGGCTTTCAAAACGGCGGTTCATGTAGACTTACCAAGTGTCATGACTGCCGCCACTCAGTTGGGAATTGAGAAGCATCTTAACACCAGTGGGATGGGTAGTCATATTGAGATGTTGATGCAGTCGCATGTGCGTCAAGACAACTTGATGAACTTCGCCGCTCAAATCAAGAAGTTTGAACTCGCAAGGAAGATGCTGAAGATATCAAACCGTATTTCTCTTGACGTAAACAGCTTACGTGGAGACGAAACGATTGATGAGATTTTAGCAATCGCTGAGGTGCCACTGGTTGACCTGTTGCAAGAGGATGACCCCTCTAAGCAAACAGAGGAAATTGGAGAAGGCATTGAGGAATACATTGAGCACATTAAGGAGAACCCATGCGATCAGATTGGTATCTCTTCAGGGTTTCCCAGATTTGACGCGGCTATTGGTGGTGGATTACGTAGAAGGTGTGTTGACCTAGTATCTGCTCGACCAAAGGTTGGCAAGAGTGTTTGCGGGGACAATATTGCTATCAATGTGTGTAAGCAGGGGGTTCCTATCCTCATGCTTGATACGGAGATGTCCAAGGAAGACCACTTCAACAGGCTGATTGCCAATATGAGTGGTGTTCCAATTAACGACGTCGCCACCGCTAAGTTTGCAGCTGATCCAGAGCAGAACGTTGCTGTAATGGAAGCGGTGGATACCATCAAGAACATGCCATACACATACGCAAGTGTGGCTGGTCAGCCGATGGACAAGATTCTCAACATTATCAAGCGTTGGGTGCTTCACGATGTGGGTACAGATGAGAACGGAAGAACAAACGATTGCGTTGTGATATATGACTATCTCAAGCTTATGAGTTCTTCTTCTATCAACAACAACATTCAGGAGTTTCAGGCTCTGGGTTTCCAGATCACGTCACTCCACAACCTATCTGTAAAATACGACTTTGCGTGTGTGGCGTTTGTGCAGCTGAATAGAGAAGGTATCACGAAGGAGTCCACAGACGCTGTGAGCGGCTCTGACAGGCTCGTTTGGCTCTGCACCTCATTCAGCATCTTCAAGCTTAAATCGCCAGACGAGCTAGCTGAGGATGGTCCAGCGGCAGGTAACAGGAAATTGGTCCCGTTGGTATGCAGGCATGGTCCGGGAATGGAAGATGGGAACTACATCAACATCAACATGGAAGGCTCTCATGCTAGACTCAAAGAGCTTCGTACTCGCGATGAGATGAGAGCTAATCCCGACGTCGATGGAGCTATTGAAGGAGCTGAGCTACCTTTTGAAGAGGAAACACTAGATGCCGAAAATGATCTCACAGAATAGTTTAGCGGCTTTAAGCGATCACATTTGCGAATACTCAGAAGACTTGTTGCACGATTTGGGCATAGATCACTATTATCAAGGTGACACGGTGTTCATGCCATGTCCCATTCACTGTAGCGACGACCCCAGAAGTGCTTCAATATCGCTGTCAAGGGGCATATGGAAGTGCTGGACCAGAAGTTGCCACGATGAGCACAAGGGATTGCTGAGTTTTGTAAGAGGTGTCCTTTCTGTTAATCAAGGAGTACCAGCTTCTTTTCCAGAAACCATTGGATATCTCAAGAATCTCTATGATGTTGATGTAGGGACTGTTGAATACGAAGAACGTGATTTTGTTATGCCTCCGCGAGAGTGGAAGCGTTTCACTATGGACGTTCCTAGAGCTGGCGGCTCGTTTTACTACATAAATCGTGGGTACAAACAAGAGACGTTAGCCACATTTGGAGTAGAAGATTGCATCAAGAATGGTCACTACATGTTCGGCAGGAGTATTATTCCAGTCCAATGCGAAGGTGGAGTAATAGTTGGATACATGGCAAGGGGAACCAAGAAGTATAGCTATCCCAAGTTTGTCAACTCTAGGGGATTGAGAAAGTCCCTGTTCTTGTACAACCTACATAGGGCGAAGAAGAGGATCATTGACAACACGATGATAATTGTGGAAGGTGCTGGCGACGTGTGGAGATTGCACGAAGCCGGTGCCGGAAACACAGTAGCAATAATGGGTAAAGACATTAGCTACTATCAAACAGAGCTGCTGAAGGAACACTCCATTAAGAGATTGGTGGTTCTTACTGACAATGATCAGCCGGGCAGAGAGTCTAAGAGGTCTTTACAAAGAAAGCTGCATGATGATTTTGAGCTGATCTTCCCAAGAATGAGAAGAAAAGACATCGGAAACATGAAAGAAGAACAAGTTCGTAATACCATACTCACACAGATAAAAGGGTTGTACAAATGACTAAGATTATTGGATTCTCTGGGAAAAAGCAGTCTGGAAAAGGAACTTCTTCAAACATGCTGCATGGCATGGTCATGAAGGGCAGGGGAATGATCAAGGACTTCCGTCTTAGCGACAACGGAGAGCTGATCATCCAAACTACCGACTCGGGAGGGACTCTAGATTGGGGAGTTTTTGACACCCAGCGGAGAGACGCCGCGTTTGTAGAGTACGCAGATAGAGAGCTTTGGCCTTACATTAAGATGTATAGCTATGCGGATACTCTCAAGTGGCTGTGCGTTGACCTGTTTAACATTGATGCTTACAAAATCTACGGCAATGACGATCAGAAGAACGAGGAAACACAATACGAGTGGAAAGATATGCCGGGTCTTCGTAAGAAGGGCAATATGACGGGCAGAGAATTCATGCAGCACTTTGGTACTAACATCATGAGAAGAATGTACCAGAACGTGTGGGTCGACAACACAATGAAGCGTATTCTCAGCGAGGGAAGCAAGATCGCCGTTATTGGGGATGTGAGATTCCCTAGTGAATCAGACGCCATTTTGGAAGCTGGGGGAGACGTGGTTCGTCTAACCAGAAATCCATACGACGACAAGCATGAAAGTGAGCTTGCACTCGACCCCGACAAGTATGACGTAAACAAGTTCACCCATTTGGTGGACAACGAAGACTCAGACATTAAAGACTTATGCTGGTTCATCAATGAAACTTACAAAGGGGAGATTGCTGTATAATGCTAATCGAGTACATCAGAAGCAGCAGTTATTCCAATTGGGACTTCTGCCAGATGCAATACTTTATGACATACGTCCTTGGATACAGTAGTCCCAGCGGTCAAAAAGCCGAAATCGGAACGATGGTACACAAAGTGATGGAATGTCTCGCGAACTTGAAAAAAGCAGAACAGGACTTGAAAGGGAGACAAACTAAGCTATCATTTACAGATGATGCCGTGGGGCTGATAGAGGTCCACAAGAACGATCTGAGGAAGAAATCGCTGATTGAGTCGCTGATTGAGACCAGCTACCAGCACTACAAGAAAACTTCCATCCACAAATGGCCCCCGCGATTCCGCAAGGACGTGGTGAACCTGACTTATCAAATCCTCTCATGGAGCAAAGGGGCTTTTGACCCAAGGAATAGGAATATTCTCTATCCAGAGCCTCACTTTGATATCACCATTGACGAGCCGTGGGCGGCTTTTGAAGGCAAAGACACAGAAGGAAATCCAGTTAAAGGACAGCTTGGTATTAAGGGAACTATCGACCTTGTGACCACTGTAGATGACAATACCATCGAGGTCATCGACTGGAAGACTGGACAGAGGAAGAATTGGGCAACTGGAGCTGAAAAAGACCTAGCAGCACTTCGCAACGACCCCCAATTACTCCTGTACTATTACGCCATATCGCACATGTTTCCTCAATATGAACACGCGATTATGACTATCTTCTTTGTTAGAGACGGTGGTCCATTCAGTCTTTGCTTTGATCCATCAGATAGAGACCGTTTCTTAGATATGCTAAAGAAACGTTTCCTTGAGATCAAGGGTAATGTAACTCCACAGCCACTTAACTACAGAGACCATGCCACTAAGCCAAATTGGAAGTGTTCCAGACTATGTCACTTCTATAAGAACAATTGGCCGGGCACTAACACAAGAATGTGCAATCATGTTGAAGCTCACATCAAAAAGGAAGGTATTGATTCAGCTGTCGAGAATCTTACGAAAGATGGGTTTAGCGTTGGGTATTACGAAGCACCCGGCTAAGAGTCCCATATTCACAAGAGAAATCATTGAGATAGAGAAGAGGCTCTATGCACGCATTAGAATGCGTAACCTCCTCTCTTCTCAATTCGGCACTGGATATCCTCCTGACATCATCCGCAGAGCCTGCATCTTAATAGAAAGCTCGTATAATGGGCCTAATGTCACTCAACCGCGTGTATAAAACAGAAGTGCTTGGTAGTTCTTCCTTCGCCGCTGGCTTAGATGAAGGCAGACCTGTTAAGGTTTCAAGTAACAAAACTTGGGAAGTTAACTGTGCTTTTCAAAAGAGAGTAGTTGGACCAAAAGTGCCAAAGTCTCGTTTCTGGGAATGCTCTGGAGACGAGGATTACCTATGGATATATGCTGACGAAGTGCATTCTATCTCTCCCGGTGATACATGCAAGTGTAATTACCTGCAAAACGGTGAATTTGACTTCAATGTGACAAAAGAGGTCTCCTTCATTGTGAGTGACGTCAGCGTAGACCATGAAAACTATCGAATGACTATCAGGGGGAAGTGTAATGCTTAGTAGAAGAAATTTTCTCGCCGCTCTATCTGCCGTATCAATGGCTCGTCCCGCAGCAGCCGCAAAAGAAGCTACCAGAGGCAAATCCACCATGCTTATCTGGCTGTCTGGTGGACCCCCAACTATTGACATGTGGGACTTGAAGCCCGGCTCTAAGAACGGTGGACCATTCAATCCAATTTCTACCACCGGAGATTTCCAAATCTCAGAAAAGATGCCACTACTCGCTAAATCTGGCAAAGACTTCTCTATCGTGAGAACTATGTCAACGCGAGAAGCAGAACTATGTCAACGCGAGAAGCAGACCACGCCAGAGCATCTTACTTCATGCACACCGGCTATGTCCCCAATCCTTCTATCAAGCACCCATCTATAGGGTCAATTGTAGCTAAAGAGGTTGGACCCGCCCTTCCTGACCTAGAAATCCCCGCATACTGCTCCATTGGGAAGAACAAGTTCGGTGGAGGCTACTTAGGTGCTGAATTCAACCCCTTTGTAATCAACACTGACGGTAACGTTCCCAACATTGGTAAGGCTATCAAACCAAGCAGGTTAACGCTGTTGAACATGATTGAGGAACAGTTCTCCAAGGGTAATCGCGGAGACCTTCCTGACGAGCACAGAAGATTGGTTAACAAGGCTGTTCAGTTAACTACAAGTAAGCAATTGGAGTCAATCAAGGTGCAGTATGAGCCACAGGTGGTTCGCGATGCCTATGGCGACACAACGTTTGGGCAGTCAGTGCTAATGGGGCGACGTCTGATGCAAACGGGAGTACCTTTCGTTGAAGTCAATTGGGGAGGGTGGGATTTACATGTAGATGTTCACGGCAGACTTGAACAGAAGTTGCCAGAGCTGGACAGAGTTGTCTCATCTTTGTTTTCTGACCTGAAACGCTTGGATATGTGGCACGATACGGCTATTATCATCATGGGCGAATTTGGACGCACTCCGAGGATTAATGCAAATGCAGGACGAGATCACTGGGCTTCAACTTGGTCGGCTGTTATTGGGGGAGGGCTATTCCACGGCGGTAGGGCATATGGAAAGACTTCGCCTGATGGAAAAAGTATCTCTGACGGAAAACCGTTTACAGCTGGCGACCTTCTCTGCACAGCTTATCAGGCAATGGATATCGACCCGGAAAAGCTCTACATGAGTAAGAGCGGAAGACCTTTGAAACTAGGAAATGGTGGGAGAACTATCAGTGGACAATGGGATGATAAGAGAAGAACTTAATGAATATTTCATACCACCTAGTCCTTATGGACCTAGTGGAATAAGTCTTTGGGTGTATCCATTGCAATACAAGGAGCCTGCCATCACCACGGTGGCAGGTTTCTCAAGGAGTCAAGTTTCGAGGAGTCCGCTCACCAGAAGAGAAGGGTTCTCTCAAGCTCCAGTTGATCAAATGCTAATGAATGCTTATCGCAGCGATGGCACTCCATGAATTTCTTATTTTGGGGTAAGAAAAAGGGCGAGGCTCTGCATAGATACAGTCTTGAGAATTGCTTTGTTCCAGCTAAGCTACGCGGCTAAATACACTTACAGGAGACATAATGCCAAGAATTGACCCAACTGCTTTAGAACATATGTTTGTGCCAGAATCATTGAGACCAGCAGTGTCTGGTATTTCTATGGATATGATGGGGTTTGGAGACTTCGAAGCGGCACCAATGAGGAAGCGGAAAAGTGGCTTTGAGACGTCGATCAGCCTGACACGCGGTAAACTGCCAGACAACATTCTTACGCGACGTGAGAGATTTGAAAAAGCTCCTATTGATAAGATGCTGAGAGACGCCTCTTTCCCACCAAAGCGTTGGGTGCCAAGAAACTTTGACAGTTTCGGAAAACTCGCCCAAAATCTGGAGATGTCACGAGACTTTACCAAGAAGAAGAAAGTCGGCATCTTCCAAAAAGTAGGCTCTGCTATTGAAAGTTACATGAAATACGCCTTCGGAACTGGATAAAGGAAGATTATGACAGAGTGGTTTCCGCTACACAACAGGACTCATTACAGCTTGTTAAAAGGGTTCTCAAAACCGGAAGAATTAGTAAAAAGGTGTGTAGACAATGGATATAGGTTATGTGGAATTGCTGATTTCAAGTCTCTTGCAGGAACAGTCGCGTTCAGCAAGAAATGTGACGGAGCCGTGCAAAAAACCTGCTATGTAGATCAGTCGCAAGCTGAGCTGCACAGGATTCTACTGGCTTCTGAAATGAAAGCCACTCTAAGAAAAGCAAAGAAGCTCGCTGCTGGAGAAGAAGACTTCTGGTGCAAGGAATTTTTCCTCACGGACAATTACTACGTGCCCAACGCGGATGAATCCGCTACTATTAATGATCCAGAGGGTATGGCGATTCTTCAGGAGATAGAGAGTAGGCTTGAAGACTACAGTATCCTGAATCCGCCCATGCTTCCAACTTTCCCCACTCCCAATGGAGAAACTGAAGAGGAATACCTGAAGGAGATGTGTCGCGAGGGATGGAGAAAGTTTGTTAATGGTAACAACTTCTCAAAAGAGAAAAAGCAGGAATACCTAGACAGGTTCAACAAAGAGTTTAGTGTTATTGAAAATGCTAATCTGTTTGGCTACTTCCTGATCGTTCAGGACATTATGAACTATGCCAAGAAGAATGGCTGGATGACTGGTCCGGGGAGAGGCAGTGCCGCTGGATGCCTCATCTCATACCTCATTGGTATTACACAAATCGACCCTATTGAATATGACTTGATTTTTGAGAGATTCTTTAACGCTGGACGTTCATCAAAGGGTCACGTTTCGCTGCCCGACATTGATATGGACCTTCCCAAGAGATGCCGTCAAAAGATTGTTGACTACGTAAAAGAGCAGTATGGGGAAGATCGCGTTTGTCAGATGATCACGTTGGGGAGATTGCAGGGGAGAAGTGCTGTCAAAGAGGTGGCTCGTGTAACAGAGGCATGTCATCACGCCGAAGTGAACGAAATCACCAAATACATTCCTGACGAAGCGGATATTGCAGATGAACTACAGGTGATGGATGAAGAAGACCGTTCCATTATCAGGTGGGCTTTGGAATTTGGCAACAAGAACCTGAAGGACTTTTGCTACATTGAAGATGGTGAGTTCCACGGACCTCACGCAGAGCTGTTTAAGACAGCAATTGAGATTGAGGGGACATTTAAGTCTCAGGGGAAGCACGCGGCTGGAGTGGTAATTTCTCAAGAGCCTCTTCAAGATGTGTGCCCAATGACTAGGGATAAAGAGGGAAATCCTATCGCAGCCTTGGAGATGTCCGGATTGGAAGACTTGGGACATGTGAAGTTTGACTTCTTGTCTATTAACTATTTGGACAAGACAATGTGTACAGAGGAATTGATAGGAGAACGTACTAATGGCTAACAGAGACTTCGTGGTTTATGACTTTGAAACTGGCGGAAGAGACCCTGATACGTGTCAGCCGACACAGTTGGCGGCAATTGCTCTTGATGGACGTACCCTACGTAAGAAGGGTGAATTCCAGTCAATGATCAGGGCTGAGATTGATGACGATAAAGCTATCGCAGCGGGACTTGGACCCCTTGAAGAGGGTGCTCTGAAGATTACTGGTCACACTAGAGAAGAAATTGACGCGGCTCCTTCGCTAGAGTCTGTATGGAAGCGTTTTGGGGCTTTCTGTCTCAAATACAATTGGAAGAAAACACCGTTCTTCGCCCCTATTCCTTGTGGGTACAATATTATTGGCTATGACAACGTTATTGCCAAGCGTCTTTGTAAAAAATACGGTCCTTGGAGCGATAAAGACAACTGCCCCACTATGTTCAGCAAAGTATTCAAGATGGACATTATGGACATGATGTATATGTGGACGGAGGCAGACCCAGAAGTTAAGAGTATCAACATGGCTGCTCTCCGCAAGCGTTTTGGTATGTCATCTGAGGGAGCACACGACGCTCTACAGGACGTGAAAGACACGGCGAACATCATGATCAAGATGCTGAGAACCCACCGTGCTGTGTACAAGAACCTCGAAATTGACGATTGCTTCAAAGGAAAGGACTTGTTCATCAAATGAACTTTTTGGATGACAAAACTTGGACACTATTGCAAGAGGGCAGGACTAAGGGTGTCTTTCAGCTAGAGAGTAATCTTGGTAAGAGCTGGGCTAAGAAAGTAAACCCATGCTCAATTGAAGAGTTGTCTGCACTCATTGCTATTATCCGCCCCGGTTGCTTGAACGCTATGTTTGACGGCAAGTCTATGTCCCAACACTTTGTGGATAGAAAATCCGGCAAAGACGAAACGCAATTCCTACATCCGTCTCTGGAGCCAATTCTCAAGACGACCTACGGAGTTCTTGTATATCAAGAGCAGGCGATGCGTATAGCCCAAGAGCTTGCTGGTTTCGACCTGATTGAGGCGGATGATCTAAGAAAGGCTATTGGTAAGAAGAAGGCTGACTTGATGGCTGAGATTAAGATCAAGTTCATAGCTGGCTGCAAAACTACGGGCATTGTTACTGAGGAAGAAGGTGCGGAGATTTTCGGGTGGATCGAAAAGAGTGCTCGTTACTCTTTCAACAAATCCCACTCTGTATCCTACGCCTTCAACTCCTTTACGAGTGCTTATTACAAAGCCAACTATCCCATTGAATTCTTCGTATCTTACCTGCGACACGCCAAAGATTCACCAAAACCGCACCAAGAAGTGTATGAATTGGTATCTGACGCCAAAATGCACGGTATTAACTCCTCGATGTGCAAAATTGATAACCACGTTGAGGATTACTCACGAAGTGGGAACAACATACTGTTTGGTATCAAAAGCATTAAGGGTATGGGCAACATAGTTGGGAATCAGACTTGCCAAGCTCTTATCGACGGTCCTGCCGAGCTAGGTAAGGACTTGAAGAAAATGACTTGGCTGGAAATATTGTTATACATTGCCAGCAAGTGTTCTAAGACTGGTTTTGAGCCACTTTGCTCAGTGGGCTTCTTCAATACCACTCAAACCAAAATCAATAGAAACACCGCTCAGTTTGAATATGACACTTTCCGAGTTATCAACAAGTTGGAACTAGAGTGGGCTATTGAGCAATATCCGTCTAAGAAATGGAAGACTTTGAAAGACTGTCTCGTTGACCTCGCTCCCACTAAGAAAGAAGGCGGGGGAACCAACACAGTTGGAAGACAGAAGAAGATACTTAACGAAATTCACTTCTTGGACAATCCCCCATATGAATTGGTGGACGACCCACAGTGGGTGGTAGAGTCAGAAATAAACCTGCTTGGTTGCCCCCTGTCTATGTCTAAACTTGAGACTTCCGAAACCGTTTTCACATCTAACAGCAGCTGCAAAGAAATTGTCGATGGAAAGCATGGCAGCAAGATTTCTGTAGCAGGAAACGTATACAGGGCTTCTCATCACAAAACCAAGAAGGGCAAGTCTGCGGGTGAGCTAATGAGCTTCTTAACTATTGAAGATGAGTCAGGCTCTCTGGACAGTGTGGTAATATTCCCAAAGGTTCGCAAGCAATACTCGCACTTACTGTACGAAGGAAACAACCTATTGTTCCACGGCGAAGTCAAGCGTGGAGAAGGATCACTTTTGGTGGAAAAAATACATGAAATTTAGGTGTCGCCAAACGCCGTAGCAACTATAATACTGGAGAAATGAATGAATATCTGTACCATCACCGGCTATGTCCTTGGCGATATCACGGTGACCTACGAAAACAACGAGCCTGTAGCGGAGTTTACACTCGCTGTTTATCAGTTCAGGAAAACCAAGGCCGATGGTAGCGAAGCGGAGATTGAGTCTCAGCTGGACTGCGAGGTCTGGTCGACAGGAGCCGAGGCTTTCAGCAAGATAGCCAAACCGGGTTCCAAAGTCACTATCAACGCTAGTGCCAAAAACGACCCACACAATAACAACAACGTGTTTTTCCGAGTTAACCAATTTGACGTTCATGAGGTGTAACAGTGCGTAAGAAGCGAGTTTTATTTTGCGGAGAAGCCACATTCCTTAACACTGGATACGCGACGTACATTAGAGAGACGTTGAACTATCTACACAGCACCGGGAAGTATGAGTTGGCAGAAATGTCCTCATATGGAGAAAGAAACGATCCAAGAGCAGACGGCATTCCTTGGAAGTACTACGGTGTGATGCCTAATACCACCTGTGAGCCTAAAGCCTCACCAGAAGAATTGCAGGATTACGAGAGTAAGCCATCTAACCAATTTGGCGAAGCCTTGTTTGAACATGTATGCTTGGATTTCCTACCAGACTTTGTCTGCGATATTCGCGACTTCTGGATGCTGGACTTTGCTGAGCGTTCTCCATTCCGAGATTACTTCAAGTGGGTGGTCATGCCAACCGTGGACGCAGCTCCACAAGCTCGTCAGTGGATCGCTACGTATCAGTCTGCCGACGCCTGTCTAACTTACTCAGATTGGGCTGGAGGCGTCTTAACGGAGCAATCAGGGGGCGAGATCAACTATCTAGGCAGCTCACCTCCATCCGCCCACCCTGCTTACAAGCCAGTAGCGGATAAACGTGCTCATAAAGAGGCTATGGGAATCGACCCAGATTCCATGATCATTGGCACAGTGATGAGGAACCAACGACGTAAGTTGTATCCAGACCTCTTCAAGGCATTCAGAAAGTTCTTAGATGACACAGGAAAAACAGACGTCTATCTCTATTGCCACACTTCTTACCCGGACCTTGGATGGGACATTCCTGAGCTGCTCCAAGAGCATGGACTGTCGTCAAAAGTCTACTTCACGTACATTTGCGGCGAAACTAAAAAGCCTTTCGTCTCTCTCTTCCGTGGAGCAATTACTCAGTCGCCATATACCGGGAAATGGAACGCAGTTCTCACAAACGCGAAAATGGGTGCTAGTTATGAAAGCCTGTCAGACATTATTAACACATTCGACCTCTATGTCCAATACGCCAATTGCGAAGGGTTTGGACTCCCTCAAGTCGAAGCGGCAGCGTGTGCAGTCCCGGTAATGAGCACAGACTACTCTGCTATGGAGAGTGTTGTTAGAAAACTCGGAGGATACCCTATCAAGCCGGTAGGTCATTACAAAGAGTTGGAGACGGGATGTATGAGGGCGGTGCCTGATAACAACCTTGCTGCCAAACTGTTCGCTGAGTTCTTTGAGATGACAGACGAAGAGAGAGATGTCCTTGGAAAGAGAACGAGGGCGAGGTTCTTAGAACACTACCAGTGGGACAAGAGCGGGAAGGTGTGGGAGAACTACTTCGATTCCACCGACCCAATCGACATTCAGCAGTCTTGGCTATCTCAGCCTAAGATATCTCAATCGGAGCAGATGCCAGAGAAGATTGACCCTAATACTAGCCATCAGGACTTGGCTCGTTGGTTGATTGCTAAAGTGTTATGTGAACCTAACAAGTTGAATACTCACTTCGAAGCTAGACTGACCAGAGACTTGATGTATAAATACACTACTGGAACCACAGGTGGGATGTACTATAATGAATCATCAGCTGCTTTTGACGGTAGTGCTAACAAGCATCCATTTAATCTCGAACTCGCTTACAAACACATGAAGGAGTTACTACATCGCAAGAATATGTGGGAACAAAAACGTGTAGACGTGATGAGAGCGAAGCAGAATGGTGCGGGCTAGATCATTTAATGATGTGACGGTAGTAGGTGTGGCTTGGGGGGACGACTATGTACGTCGTACCCTCAACGCCCTCATCTTTGGTGAGCAGCAGTGTGGTTTCGGTGCAAGGACATTGATTTGTCCAGCGGAGCAGGCTGACCAGTATCACCGATTGATGGACGAGTATCACATAGGTCACTATCACGTAGAGCCGATGAGTTCCAGAGAGTTCTCTAGGTTTATGGTGGAAGACCTACATATTCTCGCATCTACAGATTACCTCCTGAATATACAGCACGATACAGCTATAATAGATAGGGACAAATGGAAGCCAGAGTTTTTTGACTACGACTACATCGGATCGCCGTGGAAGAAGAATTGTGGATTCCAGAACAGAGTGGGAAATGGTGGGTTTTCACTAAGAAGTAAGCGTTTTCTGCAAGTATGCAGCGGTTTAGTGTATGAATCACTAACTGATATTGACTTTCACGAACACGCTCATGAAGATTGGTTCCTTTGCGTCAAGAACTACAAACTCCTAATGGAAAAAGGAGTTGTATTTGCCCCTGTTGAAATTGCTGCTAAGTTCTCAGTTGAACACCCCATAGAAGAGAAATCATACGACCCGTTGGATTTGAGTACTTATGACGCCTTTGGTTTTCATGGCTCATTTAATCAAGCTGGTTACCGACTTTTAAGCGATAATTTGGAGACTGAAAAAGTATGAAAGTTCTGTTTATTGGTCATTACAAAGAGGGTGGTGGTTGGTCGAATGCCAGCGTTGATTTCATCCTAGCTATGGACCGCTGCGGTATTGACGTTGTGTGCAGGGATATCAAGCTTACTAACAAGGTGGTGGATGTCCCAAAGAGAGTGCTTGAGCTAGAGGCGGGAGACCCCTCTGATTGCACTGTCTGTATTCAACACGTTCTTCCTCACCATATCGTGGGTTCTGACAAGTTTGAGAAGAACATCGCTTACGTTGAGACTGAGACCTTGAGCATTGAGCCGCTGTCTTGGGTAGAGCACCTAAAGCTGGTTGATGAAGTGTGGGTTCCAAACCGATGGATGAAGGATGACCTATATCTGTTAGGCATAGAAACTAAGGTTGTTCAGCACACCCACGATATTGCTAAGTACGAAAAAGAATACCCACCAATTAACATTCCACAGTGTGATGGTCGATTCAAGTTCTACTTCATTGGCGGCTTTGACGACAGGAAGAACATTGAGTCTATTGTGCGTTGTTTCCACTCAGAGTTTGATAAGAACGAACAGGTATCTTTGATACTGAAGGTCAACAAGTTTGGTATGAACCCCGAACAATTGAGGGCACACGTCGACCAAATGATATCCAGAGTGAAGAACTCCCTACGCATGTATCCAAACGTGCAGGATTACATCAAAGAAGTAGTAATATCAGAGCACGCCACTGAGGATAACCTATATGCACTGCATCAGCACGCAGACTGTTTCATTGCTCCTTCACACGGTGAGGCATGGTCTATTCCAGCCTTTGAAGCAATGTCCTTTGGCAAAACACCGATCTGTTCAAGATTTGGTGGTCCGAGTGACTTTATTGACAACGGCACTAGAGAGGCAAATGGAAAGGGAGCCTTAATAGACGGGGTGTACTCAATATGCACTTCTAAGGATGCCGCTTTCCCAGAGATGTTTACTGGCAGAGAAATGTGGTTCCAGCCTTGTGAGATGCAGATCAAAAACGCAATGCGTTTCTTCTATGAGAACCGCGACCCAGAGAAGTACAAGAAACAGGGCTTAGACAGAGCCAGAGAGTACTCTTACGAAAAAATTGGAAGCCTAATCAAGGAGACGCTAAGTGAGTAGAAGAACCACGCAGATCATATCGCGAGTAGGCAAGCCTAAGAAGGTGTTTAACATTCTCACCTTTGACACTCATGAAAGATACCAAACGCAGCTGGCTAAAACAGGTCACAACTTCTACTCATTCCAAGCTCCGCAGATGAAATCTTGGGACGAAAGATTCGCCCCCAAGCCGTCGAACCACTATTCATTGCCTAACAACACTGTATACAACGGTCTTGATATCGACATCATTCTGTCTCAGAGCAAACATGGGCAATACCAAGCCGCTAGAAGAGTACAGGAAGTTCTTCAGGTTCCCCTGATGTGTTTGGAACATACCACTCCTAGCGAGGGTTTGTCTGACAAAGATTTCCACGCTCTTGCCTCGTGTTTTTCTGAACACAACGTGTTTATTACTAACTACTCAGCGGCACAGTGGAAGTGTCCATTACAGTATAGTGTTATTCAACACTCAGTAGACACAGAGCTATTTCAGGAGAACAATGGCGTTAGACCTAACGACATCATTAGTGTTGTGAACCAGTTTGAAAGCAGAGACTACTGCTGTAACTACAAAGGATGGAGACGTGTAGTAGAGGGATTCAATTATGTTCTTATTGGAGACAATCCCGGACTGTCAGAACCAGCTGGAAATCCAGAGGTGCTGAGCACTGAACTATGTAGCTCAAAAATCTTTCTCAACACGTCCACTCATAGCCCGCTTCCAACCTCAATGCTGGAAGCGATGTCCTGCGGATGTGCAATTGTCACAACTGCGACCTGTGGAATCCCAGAGGTCATCCAGAACAACGTGAACGGCTTTGCCAGCAACGATGAGGGCGAGCTGAGAGACAAGATTCAGGAGCTTCTTGACGACCCGGAGAAGGCAAGAGAGATGGGTAGAGCGGCACGTAAAACTATTGAAGAGAATTTCTCAGAGTCCGTCTTTGTGAACAATTGGAACATGGCATTCAACACAGTCTATAGGAGCGTTAAATGAAGGTACATATCGTAAGACCCGGAGAGCAATCAATTGAAGGCTTTGAGAGAGTTGAGATTTCTCCACAGTTTGGCGTTGATGTCAGTCAATACTCTGACAATGAGATCGAAGAGATTTTCGCCAACGATCTGATTGACTCACTAAGCAGCGATCAGGTTGGAGAAGTGGTGGTTTCTTTAGTACGTAAGATGAGATTGGGTGGCAGGATAGTAGTTGGTGGAACCGACCTACGCATGTTCGCCAAGATGGTCATCAATGGCAGTATGAACGAAGAAGCCGCTAGTCAAATGATTGGTAAGTCCAACTGCATGGTGTCTACAAACATCATCATGGATACCCTCAGACAGTGCAACCTGAATATCCAAGCGTCATACATCAACGGAGTTCACTATGAAATCGAAGCAAAAAGAGGCTGATAGAACTACCACATTCGGAGTGGTTGTAGAGTACAAGGGAGATATGGGGCTTCTTAGAGAGTCTTGTCGCTCCCTGAAGGCATCTGAGTATGACAAGGACAAGTTTAATGTCGTGATCAGCTCTACGAGCTATGATGATGTAAATGGACTGGTGCATGAAACCAATCTCTTGTTAGAAGAGGGGATAACCACCACCCTTGTATTACACACTCAACTAGCACATGAGTTTGAGCGAGACTTCAACAGCTTTGATAAAGTAAGTGGAATGAGATACTTACTACAGATTCAGCCTGAATCGAACTTCGGACCAGAGACGTTTCAGAGAATAGCCGACCTCACTGTCAACAAGGAAAAGGGAGAGATTATTCGACAGTACGTAATGTTCGAGGGAGTGGGTTGGACCTGTGTGCGAACCAAGTTGGTGCAGATACAATACAATGATCACAAAAGCTACAAGAGAATGATCACCGCGATAAGAAAGTCATCTAGGGAAGCCCGTCTTTACAAGTCTATTCAACGGGAATCAGCAGGTAATGTCTAGAAAACCTGAGTCATACATGACTCCAGCACAGAAGCCAAAGACAAAGAAGAAAAAGAAATCCGCTCCTAAGAATCACTTGGTGTCCGTAGTCTTGCTTAGTGAGAACTATGGATATCGAATGAAGTCCTGTGGACCAATCTCTCTTGTCAAGGTAGGAAACCAAACATTATTAGAACATCAGTTGGAAGCGATCAATCAGTCGTTTACCAACTATGAGATCATTCTATGTACAGGGTTTGAAACCGAGAAGGTGCTGAACTTTATTGAGGTCAAATGCCCGCAGGCACCCATCAGAGTGGTCGAGAACCAGATTTACAAGGTTACGAACTGCTGTGAAAGCACACGCATATCCCTGAACAACATCTCCAATGACTGTGTGGTCGTCTGCAACGGCGAACTGATGCTCAGCTCAGAGCAATTGAAGAAAGTGGACTTATCGCAGTCTTGCGTGTTGTCTCAGAGCCATCCTGTGGATAATATGGAGGTGGGGATTATACAGAACGACGGTTACTTGGAGACCATGAGCGTGGGTCTCAAGAAGAACCTGTGGTCAGAAATCGTTTGTCTGTCGGACAGGAGAGCTATTACCTGCCTGAAGTCATATTTAGCTATGACAGAATTCAAGAACAAGTTTCTATTTGAAGCAATTCAGGCTATGTGCAAGAGACAGCCCCTCAGAGTAATAGACATGGGTTTCTCTGCTTCAAAAATCAACAATGCAAAAAGTTTACAGAGGGCGACAAATGAGAATATTGGTTGACAACTACGTCAGTGAAAAAACTACAGAGCCAGTGTACCTCGATAGGTGCTTCAAGATTGCTGGAGCTACGTCCCACCTGTGGGACAGAAGAAAGGTTAGCTTATATGACATGTTCGACCAGTTCTCTCCAGAAGTGTTTGTTACAGACTACAAACGGATTACACCGGAACTCGCTAAATATCTTTCAGGATCAAGGAAACGGATTGATATTGTGCTTAACGTTACTGGAGCGGCTGAGCAGCAACTTGAAGCAATGGTATCATTCCTTTCCAACTCCTCAACAAAATCTCCTTTCTCGTTCACAAATGTACCAAGTGCAGTGGGATACGCCACCACAAAAAAACTGAAGGTAGAAAGTATCATGCACGGTGCGGATATATTCTTACCAAACAGCGGAAGCTTGGACTATAAGATCGACAATCTTGTTCTCTCAACAGGCGGGCTTGACCCAGCTAAGTACAAGACCAATGGTTCTTCTCACGTTATTGGAGCTGGAACTTCTGACGATTACAAGTTTGATGCCAGAATTCCTATTCACCAAGGTCCATCTCTCTACCGTAACTACGACAAGGCAGTAGTGGTAGGATCGCTGAATAATGTGTTTGGTCAGTTCTTCTTTGATACAGCACTTCACTCCAGAGGCGAGTTTAGCGTCTATCTTGAAGACCCCAAAGAGATTGAAACATGCGTTAAAGTGATGAGCGAACTGAAAATGGATAACGTAAACAGCAGAGTGCCCATCCTAAGAAGCCACACCGCTCTGCATAGAGCTAAAAGATTCCTACAAAAGTTGAAATGTAAAGAGTTGTGTTCAAACCTTGATAAAGCGATTGGAGAGTTGGTATGAGGATTTTAGCTCAGTTTCCCACATTAGGAAGACCAGAACAGTTCATGACATGCCTGAAGAAGTATGTCACACAAATGAGCGACAAGCACGAGGTATTCTTTAATATCAACTGTGACGCCGACGACCCCACAATGAGAAATGAGGCTATTCAGGAAGAGATCAGAATGCTGTGTGGATCGCAGAATTGTGACATCAACTTCCAGACTAACTCTACTAAGATTTCCGCTATCAACTCTTATATTGATTGCAAAGCCTTTGACATTGTTATCTGTATCTCTGACGACATGAACCCTATGGTTGACGATTGGGACAATGTTATCTGTGCAGACATGGTTAAGAACTTCCCCCAGCTTGACGGTGCGTTGAACTACAACGACGGCAGAGCTAGAGAAGAACTGATCACCTTCTCCATTCTCGGTAGACGACTATATGAGCATTTTGGTTACATCTACCATCCAGACTACAAAGTGCTGTATTGTGACAACGAGTTCACAGAAGAAGTGCAGCGAATGGGCAAAGTAGTTTACATAGAAGAGGTGGTTTTCCAGCATGATCACTACGCTGAGGAAGGTAACATCAATAGCGGGAAGACAGATCATGCAACCGCAAAGACGCTACGCTCATCGGGCAGAGACGCTCAAGTTTATGAACAACGCAAGCTGCTGGGTTATCCCAAAGAAAGAGTAACAAATGACTAACATTGTTTCGTATTCATTGTGGGGAGACGACCCCAAGTACACAGAGGGAGCGATCAAAAACGCTAAGGGAACCGCTCAGTGGTATCATGGGTGGGAGTGTCGCATTTACTACTCTGACGTTCCATCGCACATTCTGGACAAGCTCAAGAAATTCAGTCACGTAAACCTTATCGACATGGGTGACAGCAAGGGCGACTGGACAGGCATGTTCTGGAGGTTCCTAGCGGCTGACAGTGATGACGTGGTCATCTCTAGAGACACTGACTCAAGAATTGGTGCGAGAGAGGCTGAGGCGGTCTACAAGTGGCTGGAGGGAGGTGAATCTTTTCACATCATGAGAGATCACCCCTATCACGGAACGCCTATTCTTGGTGGAATGTGGGGAGCCAAAGACGGCATTCTGAAAGGCATCACCGAAGACATTGATGCGTACCGCAAAGAAGACAGGTGGCAGATTGATCAAGAGTTCCTGAAGAGTGTCATATACCCAAGGGTGAGGGGATACTCTTGTGTTCACGACCCGTTCTATGAGCACAAAGAGTTTCCAACAAGACGTCAAACCGGGGACTTCGTGGGAAAAGCTTACAACGCAGATGACACTGAGTGCGTGCCATCTCTATCTACTATGGTGGGAGGAAGCGACAGATGATGAAGAAACTCGGCTCCGATTGGGGAGGATGGCTCATCGAAACCTCTCTGGTTAGAGACAACAGCGTGGTGGTATCAGCTGGTCTGGCACACGACATCACATTTGACGTCGCTCTAATGGAAATGAACGATACTATCAAAGTGATTGGTATCGACCCGACTCCCTCTTCCCGCCAATCTGTAGAAAACCTTTCTCCTGAATTCAAAGATAGGTTCATTTATATCGACAAGGCTCTGCATGGAACACAGGGAAATGTTAGTTTAGGTGGAGATGCAAACTCCATTCTTCAGCCGCGTAATACCACCATGTATCAGGCTGTTAGCCTCAATGAGGTAATGGACGGCGTAGATGTATCACTGTTGAAAATGGACATTGAAGGTTCTGAGTATTCAGTTCTCAGACACCTAGACAAGTTGAAAGCAGATCAGGTGTGCGTTGAGTGGCACCACTGGCTGGGTAGCAGTTACACGGTCAACGACACTCTCCACACAATCGACAGAATCATCCAATTTGGATATGTAGAAGTGGCACGGTCTACCAACCTGCCGGAACGAATCATTCAAGAGTCTCTGTTTGTGAGACGTGACTTAGTAGGGAGTGTGAATTTTGGATAGTATCAGCAGCGTGGACCCTCATGCCTTCTTAGCTAGATGTGAGGCTACTCGCGTAGAACACAGAACAATGGACTTTGAAGGTCACCAATACGCCATTCCTTATTCCACCGTCCAAATTGGAGAGCATAAGCTTGAAGGCTTGCGTGAGAACGAGGATCGCATTGATCTATTGAGAAACATCATCTCAGAGAACGCCGCCAGCCCTATGGTCCACTTGGACGTTGGTAGCAATCTAGGAGTCTTTGTTGAGAGTCTCAAGGACATGTTTAGTGCTTCAACTGGAGTAGATGCCGACCCATACTACATTGACCAATGCCATTTCTTATATCCCACCACTGCGAGTGAGTTTCACCTCTGTGATTTGAACAAGACCTCTCTGGGCGAGAAATTTGACAGCACATTCGATGTGATCACCGCTTTGTCTATGTTGGAATACATTAAGGACAAGGAGACATTTATCAATGATCTCTACAAACTAACGGATCAGGTGTGTATCGTTGAGGGGCACAGCGAAGACATCATCAAGGGATATGACCTGAAATACGAAGCTATGCTTGAAGTAGAGCCGTGGACAGTCACACGCATAGAAGAGACCACTGATGTTGGTATCAACGCTCCACTCGCCACAGTTCAGACAGGAAGACCTGTGTGGGTGTGTGCAAAATGAAAGAGTTCATTCCCAACACGCAGACTGTGAACAAGGATAGGAAGTACTTCGTAGATGGCAATGTTTTTGTAAAACACGACTCTGTTATCAATAGAGGCGTGAACGAAGCTGAGAAGCTGTCTGTTCTAGATCATCCATATATCCAAAAGAAAGTTTCGTCTGGTATCAAGGGTACTTATCACGAGCTGAGAACTGATTTCTTTGAAGGAGAAACTCTGGAGAACTTAGTCCTCTCATTTGAAGATATAGGAACCGTCAAGTCTCAGCTGCTTGAAGTCTTAGCCTACCTAACGAAGAGAGCAGTCATTCACCAAGACATTAATGTCAGCAACGTTCTGTGGAACGGCAAACAAATCCTAGTTATTGATTGGGAGTCTGCCGCTTTCTGCAACGGAGACCAAAGGATTTATACCAACATCGACCTGACGGGAAAGCACCCACACTCCGGAATTCTCAACACCATCGCGGCAATCAAAAAGGGATAATGTGAAATACCTCGTTAGGATGGATGACTTTCCACATGGAGACAAGAATCTATACGCCCACCAAAAAGATTGTTATGACAATGAAGTTCAGACAATCATAGACATATTCGAAAGAAATAGGGTAGATTACATATGGGGAGTTTCCCCTCTTCTGTGTGAAAAGAAACACTTTGAAGCACTCGATAGCATTGCTTATGGCAGGATAGTAATGCACGGCTTCTCTCACGCATTTCACGATGTGGAGGATTGGCACAGGGTAACGGACTGCTGGAAGGACGGCGGGGAGTTCAGCTTCTTTACTAAGGAGCAGTTGGCAGAGGAGTATGAGATATGTGACAAACTACTTAGGAGGTTTGCTACTTACGATCCGAGACATTTCATCCCTCCTTTTAACTGTTTCAATCAAAACCTTGTGGATGTGTTGAACGCAAGAGGCGTCCAGTACATACATAGTTGCGACAACGAGTGGCTGAAGTTTCAACAGGGACAGCTGAAGTACGGAGGATTAGAACCAATCGTTTCTGAATTGTACAACTCTTACGACTATGTGGATCGTGTACTAAGTAGACTTGATGGGTTGGATAGTCAAATAACACTACACTGGATGTATGATATACAGCACAGTGGGTGGGAGTCCAATTACAACAAGCTAGCAGAAAGGTTGTCTACATGAGAGTGTTAATTATTCAGGAGAATGGTCGTCATGACAGAAACAGAAATTTCAGAGAGTGTTTTTGCCTTCAACGAGCTTTTTCGTCTCTTGACGTCAAGAGTGATGTTTGGGGGCTTGGACATGCACAATACGATACTGAACCCGCGTGGGATGAATACGGGCTTATCATCAACCTTGAGAATTATGATGAGCAGAATTGGGTGCCAAATCTGCAAAAATTTTCAGCCAAGAAGTTCTTATGGAGTATTGACGCCCACGTTAAAGGACTTGCGTGCTACGAGAAAACAGCTGTAGAGGGGAGATATGATCTTATCCTACAGGCTACTCCGGAGTTTGTTACATCAAGACACGCTCCATCCGTGTGGCTCCCCAACTGCTATGACGACGAAGTGATCAAACCTACTAACTCCCTACCTCTCTACGATTGGGGGTTCTGTGGAAACATAAACAACCGGATGCCTATTATCAACGCAATGGGGCATGTTAGCGAAAATGGCTCCGTGGATGTGATGGCAATTGGTCCAGATATGGTAAGTGCTATTTGCAGTTACAAACTACATATCAACGCCAACATCAGTATTGATATCAACTACAGGAACTTTGAGACTATGGGATGTAGAGTCCCATTGATTACAAACTACAACCAGCATTACTCGGTACTTGGCTTTCAAGACGGAGTCAATTGCATAACCTATAGAGACACGGAGAGAATGGTTAGCAAAGCAAAGAGGTTCTTATCCGGTCCAGAAAGAGACCGCAAGGAAATGGCGGAAGCTGGCTACGAGCTGGTTAAACAGCACACATTCAAAAAAAGAGCCAAGAGAATTCTTGAGCTAGCGGGGGTATAATGAGAATACTGTTAACTGGAGGTAGTGGGTTTGTTGGTCAAAACCTAAAGAAACACCTTAGAGAACAAGGCTACAGAGTGTATGCGATCACCTCTAGTCTATGGGACTTGAGACGCCAAGAGAGATGTGAGAGCATGATGGATCAGATCAAGCCTGACATCGTTGTACATGCGGCTGGCTCTGTGGGTGGGATTGGTGCAAACCAACTTAATCCCGGAAAGTTTATGTATGAGAACCTCATCATGGGGACCAACGTGGTTCATGCGTGCATGGAGTACAAGGTCAACAAGCTTATTATGCTTGGGACGGTTTGTTCATACCCAAAACACACTACTGTACCGTTCAAGGAAGAGGATATGTGGAATGGCTACCCTGAAGAGACTAATGCTCCGTATGGGATTGCTAAGCACACGGTGGTAGAGCTAACTAAGCACTATCTAACACAGTACGGCTTGAACACTGTTAATCTGGTTCCAGTGAACATGTACGGACCACATGACAACTTCGACTTAGAGACTAGCCATGTTATCCCCGCTCTTATCAAGAAGATTGATCAGGCTAGCCAAGACGGCACTCCAGTCAAGGTGTGGGGAACTGGTAAGGCTTCACGAGAGTTTCTTTATGTTAAGGACTTCTGTGTAGCTGTGCAAAAGGCTATAGAGTATAAGGGGGTGTATGTTGAACCGATCAATATCGGAACGGGTAGAGAGATTACGATTAGCCAGCTCGTTAGCACAATTAAGGATCAGATTGGACCACAAGTGGTTTCACAGTATCAAGTATCCCGGCCTGACGGGCAACCAAGACGATGCCTTGACACTACAAATGCAAGAGAGAAGCTGGGCTTTGATGCTACACACAGCCTTGCAGATGGACTAAAAGAAACCATCGCATGGTACAAAGAAAATAAGGAGACACTATGAGCGCCACTAATGCAGCATTTTACGTAGACACACTGTCTGAAACCGATCAAAATAAGAGCATCTTTGAACTTCTAAACACGCTGGTAGAGACCAACGCTGTAAAAGATGCAAGCCTATTCTATAACAAGATAGACTTTAACTCAATATCCCCACAATTCGGCATGTTCAACGCAACCGAACTATGGGGATTTAATGGAATTCTTATCAGTACCACTGCTAAGAACGCACTGTCAGCATCATCAATCGTCAACGATATCGAGAACTACTATCTGTTCAACAGGGGTGATGTAAACATCTTTGAAGTTATCAGGGTGGCACAGCAAATGACCATCCTTGTATCCAACACAGAAGACTATGAGTATGTGAAACGAATTACCGGATGTGAACCTGTGTTGTCCAATCTCAACTCTACAGTAGTTGCACTACTAATGAAGGGGTAACAATGCACATCAACATAACAGAAGTACTGAGAATGTACGACGACAACATTAGTACGTATGCGATAGCAAAACACTTCGGAACGTACCCCAATAAGATCAACAGGATGCTAAAGAAAGAAGGAAGAGAGCTTAGAAGCAAGAGTCAGGCACAGAAGGTCGCCCTCTCATCTGGACGTAAGGAACATCCAACCAAGGGCAAGCAGAGAACAGACGAAGAGAAAGTGGCGATTAGCAAATCCATGTCTTCGTTCTGGAGCAGGATGAGTGCTGAGGTACGCGAGAATCGCTCTCAGATCAGCAAGAGGCTCTGGGAGAGTAAGTCACCGGAAGAACGTCAGGCGATGGCTCAGGCGGCTACTGAGGGGCTTAAACGGTCATCTGTGGAAGGCTCCAAGGTGGAGAACTACTTTGTGAACGGCGTTTCTTTAGGTGGCTTCAGAATTGAGCAGCACAAAAAGAATCTACTTGTCAACGAAAAACTCGAAATAGACCTGTATGTACCCGAGTGTCGGACTATTATTGAGGTAGACGGACCTAGTCACTTCTTACCCATCTGGGGCGACGACAAACTCAAGAAGCAGCAGAAGTCTGATGAGGACAAAAATGGTTTAGTACTGAGGTATGGGTTTACTATGGTGAGGGTTCTTTGCCCCACTGGAAATCCATCGCTGTTTAAGAGACAAGAGGCGTTAGGAAAGTTGTTAGACCTATTGGAGAAGATCAGGTCTGACGAGGGAGAATCACAACCTTATGTGGAGATTGAAGTATGAGTGAAAAAGATGAGGATATGTTCGATGAACTAGGGGCAGAGCTACAGACGCCCAGCAACACAGACACGTCTGTGAAGAATGTCATCGTTCCAGAAGGACCAGATATTACAGACCCGGCGTGGAATGACTACGTGATGGGGCTGTTTATGCCAGAGGAGCTGATTGATGGAAAGCCACTTGTCGACGGACTACGGAGAGTTTCTCAGTTGGTTCTTGGAAGAATCGTCAGTGCATCGCCCACCCAAGTATTTCCACCACAAGCTGAAGATCATCATGGTAGAGCAACAGTCGTCTTTGAGATCATCTTTGAGGACAACTCTAGATTTGCCGATGTCGCTGACGTCTGGGAGGGTAATACCGACGATACGTTTTGTGCGTTTGCTACAGCAACAGCTTCAACTAGAGCAGAAGCACGAGCTTTAAGGAAAGCGTTGAGATTGAGAACTTGCTCAGCGGAAGAGATGACCAAAAAGGACACAGCCTCTATTGTGAAAACAATTAGCAAGGTTAACGAGACAAGTGGAACTGTAACAGGGGAGTACAATGAAAAGGCTAGAATGACGTCTCCGCAGGCGAACTTTATTAGTGTTCGCTGTAAAGAGATGGACATTAATGCGAAGAAGCTATTTAACACAGTTCTCGGAGTAGAGAACACGAGCCGTATTGATAAGCAAACAGCTAGTACGGCAATTGATACACTGAATGGATATCTACAGGCGTTGGATACTATTCCGGGTGATATTCTTGGTTTTGAAAACGGATGGGAGAGCTAGATGAAAGTTTCTTACACTACAGCTGACGGAAGAATGACAGTGGAGATCGACGCGGATCAGCCAAAGCAGGTATTCGCAGAGATCGGTATGTTCCAAGAGGTGTTTGAAAACACCGTGTGTGGAGCGTGTGGTCATACTGATGTTAGGTTCTCGACACGCGAAGTTGATGGGAACACCTACTACGAGCTTCGTTGTGCGAAATGTGGAGCCAAACTTGCTTTTGGAGCACACAACAACAACAAGGGAACTCTGTTTCCAAAGCTCAAGGCTGGCAAGAACGACCAGTCACAGCTGGACGAAGGCACTTGGTTGCCTAACAAAGGCTGGATGAAGTGGGACAAGGAGCAAGGTAAGGCTGTATAGCCTGAAACAAAAGAAGGGGGCTGGATCAAACCGGCCCCCTTTTTTCGTATTGTCACATATCGTGTCTTAGAGATACTCTAAGCTAAACCAAAGACCATAGCTTGTTTTACTACCAATCTCGTCGGGAGTACAGCTAATTCCAGCGTACCAATCGTGCTCAAGAGATTCATGAGCTGCCCCGTCTGTAGTCAACACCCCGTCCTTCGCAGAGTCGCTCACAGTGCCGTTTGTGCCACTGACACCCGGCGAAGAGGTGAACGTCACGTCAAACATGTCTTCTACAGGGTCAAACTCCTGCCAAGCGTGAGAAGCTTCCCCACGGTGAGCCAGAGCGTTGCCGCTGTCAGCAGTAGCCCCAAGGTTACGTACTTCGTAAATCTTGGTGTTCACACCGCTGGCATGTTGAGTAATGTCATTACGGTCAAAGATACGCAACTTGCAATTCTGCACACGCACAGCTTCTGTGTGAGCGAACCGAATCCTGATCGGAGCGTAGTAGTTAGGCATTGACTCATTGTCAATTTCTGCCCCACCATTGTGAGAGCAGCCGCTAACAGACATGTACTTGGTGTTATTCAGCTTGATACCTGATGCAGTACCATTAGCGTTAGTCACATAGGATGTGTCCTGATGCTGACCAACTGGCACAGAGATACCATAACCAGCTCCGTACATACCCATACCAGACCCAGCAGAATGTTGGATAAGAGTAGGTTCGCCGGTAGCTGCGATATTTACGTCGTTTGCATAGAATTTTACTTCAGCCATTATGTTCTCCTATTTGAGAATGTCTTTATGTATTATACACGGATTAGAGTGGAACAACTTCTAAAGTCACAGCTTGCTCGTAAGCATTGGGAGATGCCCAAGAATCAGCAAATGTATGACTAATGTCATTGTGGAAGTGATAAAAAATATCGTATTGGTTGTCAGAACTCTTGTT